TATCATTACTCATTCCTCCACGCGACCCAATGTAATAGCCACATGCATCACCTGACACCAGCTGCGCCATCCCCCCAGGAATACGGTGAAATAGTGTATAATATCCTTGCGCCCCGTCTGCTAGCCAGTTACTGGCAATAATACGAGAATCAATCGGCAGTTTCATCGGCTTATTGAAGTAGTTCGACGTATTGACGTTCGACTGCTGGCTCACGATCACATCTGTATTTTGACTCCCATTTATGATAAGGCTGCTTGTAGCATTCGTGTATTGAATATAGGATGAAATATTCTTAAATAGAGTGGGATACTCTTCATTTCCTAGAAGGAATCGGGGTAAAAGATAGTTGGGCTCCACTTCCAACATAACATTCGTAACACCTGGGTTGATATAACCAATATAGTTACTCATATTAATTGAAACGCTGCTGAAATAGGCGTCCCCAGTGATATAGTTCGGATAGGCCTCCGTAGTAGATATATTCTGAAGTCCAGTCGGCCACGTTGTCGGAATCGAGCTCACAAAAGTAGGAAGGCCCTGGGCTGTAGATAGCAAGTTATACATATAGGGGCGCCACCCGAATGCTTCGCCACTAATCGTCGAATATCCGGCACTCGTGAAACTGCTGATTGATATGAATACCGAAGGCCCAGAAGGGCTATCAGTAACAGTTGATAAGAGTACATCATTCACGCCTATAAAGTTCAGAGTCGAATAGTTGCTAATCGTGACTAGATTAGGCGGCGAAGCAGCTATAATAGAGTTGATACCTGTAACAGGTCTCTGTGAAACTCCTATTACGGGAGGAGCCGCTGATAGGATAAGGGCCTTTGCAGTAAGGTCCGCATAGCTAGTAAGAAGACCAGGGGGGCCAGCAGTAATAATATTGAGTGTTGAGAGATTTGCATCCGCATATAGAGGAACTTTGTCATCGCCTACGACATTGTTAAAGGTTGAAATGCGGATATAGTCCCAGCGCGTCGAGTCGTCCCCATTTGCCACCAGTACCCGGTTCTCAGGAATGGTTTGATTAAAGGCTGTTCTGGCATAGACTTCGCGGATATAAATAAGATCTGTATCTATCGTTTTACGATTCCCTGCCATATTCTGCTTAGGGAATGAGAATCTATAGTGGTCTAAGAACGCTCGGCGATTAAGAGCAGTGCTACAAATAGAATGCCTGGTGGTGGTGGGCTCCTTCAGCTCGTAGCTCAAGGAAAGCAGGATGTCTTTTTAACAGGAAATCCTCAAATCACTTGGTTCAAGATGGTATATAGACGCTACACGAACTATGCGATAGAGTCACAGGTCATGTACTTCGATGGTGATCCTGACTTCGGTAGGCGACTGACATGCTTAGTGCCGAGACGTGGCGACCTGCTCGGCCCCATTACCTTGGAGGTCGTGCTTCCACAGCTCACCCTGACTGACGGCACCGTCGTTCCCTATACGAATGCGATCGGCCATGCCCTTATTGAAGAGATATCTCTGGAAATCGGTGAACAAGAAATCGACAAACAGACCGGGGAATGGTTTGAGCTCTGGACACAGCTCTCGATTCCACCTGGGCTTCAACAGGGCTATGGCAGCATGGTTGGGCGCGTGGATGGATTCATACCACCGCCGACCCTGTCACCAGGCGACGCCTTTTCAACGGACTTATATCCGGACGGGAGTACCAAACTTTTTATCCCTCTCCAGTTCTGGTTCAACAAGAACCCCGGTCTGTATCTTCCTCTCCTGGCCATGCAATATCACCCTGTTCGCATTAATCTAAAACTCCGGTCTCTTCAGAACCTGTTTTACTCGCCGGATTTGAGCGGTGGCTGTGCTCCCGTCCAGGTGAATCCCGCCAAGATTATTGATATGCGCATGTGGGGCGACTACGTGTTTCTCGACGTCGAAGAGCGTCGCCGGTTCGTGGCCAACTCCCATGAGTATCTGATCGAGCAGGTTCAATACACTCCGAGAATCAGCATACCGGCGGACGCCGCCACGGCCAATATCAATCTCGAGTTCAATCACCCGATCAGGGAACTCATCTGGGTGATTCGGCGCGACCTCATGGACGGCACGAATGAGTATTTCAACTACAGCTCGGCCAGTATCAATCCGAATATCGAGTTCAGTGCCACGCAGGACCTCATGACTCAGGCCGTTCTACAGGTTGACGGATATGACAGATTCGATACCCGCGATGCCGGTTATTTCCGCCTCGTCCAGCCGTTCAACTACCATAGCAACGTCCCTAAGAATTTCATCTACTGCTACAGCTTCTCTCTCCGGCCAGAGGAAATGCAGCCGTCTGGCTCTCTGAATGCGAGCCGCATCGATAATATGATCCTACAGATCACGATGCGCGGGGACTATAGGGGCCCTGCAACAATAACGATGCCAAATGGCCGTGATGTGATGAACCCCTACTACACTTCTCCACGTGGCAATTGCCACGCGCGAGTCTACGCCAAGAATCATAATGTACTCCGGGTTGTAAATGGCTTCGCCGGCCTCCTCTTCAAGATCTAAGCGTCGCTTGAAACGTCGAACGACTAGTCGGATGTAACAATAGGGGACTATGCTATCGCTAGGAATGAAAGGATTTGGGATGCTAACTGGAAGAGGGGCTGCGCCTCCGCAAGCACCGCCTTATTCACAAGGGGCAGCACCGCCGTATTCACAGGGGGCAGCACGAGGCGCTGGAGTAGATAATACACGCACGTGGACAGAATATTTCAAGCATTTGGCCTACGTCGGAATTCCTATCAGCTGGTTTGCACTCTTTATTTTTGCAGGGGCGATTCCTATTGCGCCGATGTCATTTCTCGGCTATACGGGAATCAATATAATGGTCACCGGCTCATATGGATGGGCCGCGGTAAAGACTGGTGTCCAGTTCGCATCCTATCTGGCGGGACAGCTGATTAAAGCCTATTTTCCTAATCTCTGGCCTATTTCATTGATACTCGCCTACAGTCCTTGGTACATATTTGATCTTGTGCAGATGTTCGATCCCAACTTTTCAAGACTAGGTTTCAGAACACCCTTTTTTACGACATATCTCGGCAGTAACTTTGATCCGGTCGCTAATACTTTTGGCAGTGTGACACTTGCTCACATGTTTGTTATTTTTATGATCATGTTATCCGGAGGATATAGTCTACTTGATCTAATCCCCTCAGAAATCACTGGCAACTTTAAACCATTTTTAAAGACTGTATTCAAGATCGTTGCTGGAATCGCTGGCCTCGTTGGAGGGGGTATGATGGCCTTTACCACTATGCCGAGCATGTTCAGCGCATTAAGAGGCGGCGGAACACAGAGTGGTGGAGGAGGTGCAAAAGAAAAGACTCTGGACGATATCGCAAAGGCGTTCATGAAGCCCGATGGCGACGCGCAGATGGCCTACCTATTTATTGGAGCTCTGCTGACAGCGGCTCTCGGTGGCATCGCGCTTTCTGCTACCCGGGCATAACGTGGTGTGCCAAAGCTTAAAATTAAGCGCGCCCAGTGGGCCCACTTAACTTTAACTGTCGAGGAGTAGAATGAAGTATCTGATGAACCAGGAAGAGTTCGAGGAGCTTCTCAAGCCGGCGGAGCCCAGCTTTATCGCACTCTACTTCGGCGCAACCTGGTGCGGGCCTTGCAAGCGCATTGATACGGAGGCCCTAGATGCAATGCCCGGTGTCACGTGGCTCAAGTGCGATGTCGACCAGAACCCCTATACACCTGGATACTGCTCGGTCAAGTCGATCCCCGCCTTCCTGGTTCTCGCAAACGGAAAGGCCACCGGGCCGGTGAACTCCGCTGACATGGATACAATCATGAAGTGGGTATCCGAGAAGCGCGACGCGTGGGTGAAAAGTCTAACCCCCAGTTAAACATGGTGCTCAAGATGAAGCAAGTTGCGTCTATGGTAGGTGCGGCGATCGTCATTGGGATTGTCGCAGTCTACAAGGATGTTTTTCGTTCGTGGTTTACGGAGAAGCCGAAGCCGAATCCGAAGGCGTCAGACAAGCCGAAGGCATCAGACAAGCCGAAGGCGTCAGACAAGCCGAAGGCCTAATACATGTCTTTATATGTCATAGTCCTTATAACTGCACACGGACTCGCCTTTAGAAGCATTTTGTTAAAAGGACCCTTGGTAGAATCTTTTACATAGGCCCTATACGCATATTCTAGCTCACCACAGGTATGCGGATCCTCAAGAATCTTTTTATAGAAGTCGAGCAGTATCTCGTATTTCTCATCCTGCCCGACCGGGATATCAATAGGCTCACCACGCATCAGAATCGCCTGTATCTGCAAATACAAGGACCAGCTCTGACAGAACACATCTGCCTGCTTCACCTGGCAGGCGGCGCTCGTATTTAACCACTCTGTCGTGAAACCCTTTTCTTTAAAGAAGGGTTCTACCACCTTTTTCGCGATCTTAGGATCCCACACACTTTTTCCGGTGGCATAGTTCCGAGACGGATCGATCATAAGGAGAGTCTTATGAGTATTGTCGACCACAAATGTCTGGTAGTGTGTTTGTCCTCCGACCTTTTGTGTGAGATTGGCGGCTGTAAAGAGAACACGAGTAGGGCTTTCCAGAATCTCCTCTAAATACGCGTTCAGACTCTCAAGCTCATAGTTGTAAGAGAATGATTTCCCGATTGCTATGTCGGGTACCTGCTTCAGAAAACTGGTCAGAACACGCGCCCTTATATCATCTTCATTCATAAGAGCGCGAAGTGAATATAACACATAGGATATAGTGCTCGCCTTATCTTCTGGAGAGTTTTTGCTCTTACTCCGAGCCCGAGTCCGAGTCCTTGACCGTGACCGACTCGACATCTATTCTATAACGTTATTATTCTTTATGCAATAGATCTTCCGGCTTCATTTCATTAATAGATTTACAGAGCGCGCGGCCATTCTCAAATAAATTAAGCAACTTCCTTTTCATGGCAAATCTGTCTGAGACATTCACCTTTACCGATTCGCGATATTCCTTCAAAATATCATCACATATACCAGGAATCTTAATAATATCTTGGTAAAAAGAGAGTAACTGCCCATAGGTTCCTATTTTTGTATCAGCTATATCAATCGGTTGAAGTCGATGAATGGCGGCGGCGGAGATACCTGCCTTTGTAGATGACGCATCCGCTCTAGCTATTAGCGTGGGGTCAGCGCGCGCCGCAGGAGGCAATCCATCAAAAATCATATGTTGATCTTCTGCGTATGCGGCCCTATATGCAGCGGCTTCGCGCGCGTCAGCATCAGGATCCCTATAAGCGCTCACAATCTTCTTAAGAGTCTCTATGAATAGTAGTATGGACCAAGTCTGACAGAATACGTCATCGTATCCCTTTTGAGGACGGCTTGTTGTCTGTGGATGCGCAAATGCCCAGATGGGGTCTAATCCATTTGGTGGACTTAAGAAACCTGAAGATAATACCATTCGCTTTATCTCTCTGAAAATAACATCGTTGTATATTCCTACACCACCTCTTTCATATTCATCTCCTGCATGATGATAGGATGGATCTATAACATATAAAACACTTTTTGTGACATATGGTGAGCCTGGAGGCTGTATTCTATGCACGATAAAAGTAAGATAATGCGTTTCATCCGCATATTCCTCTCCGTTCCTTGGCGGATCGAACGCAGCTGAAAACGCAATGAGTTTATTTGCATTCATAAGGGTGACGTAATATCTCTAGTTTTTAAATATGTATCGATTTCCTCTTTCACATTTTTCGTAAATGTTTTTGTAAAACTCAGAGGGATTGGAGGGTCGTGTAGTTCAGGAGTTCTCTCTATAAGTTCTTGTGTGATACGTCTTCTATTCTTATCTTCACTAAGATACTCACGTAAGCCGTATAATATATGGGTTTTCGCAACCTCCAATAGTTCTGAAAGGGACATCTCCTTCATTCGGCTGGCTCCAGATTTCGGAACTTTTCCGCCTCCTCTTTTTGTTCGAGCCCGACTCCGACGTTTGGCGCGATTCTTACGTGAAGCCATGCCCCCTCTACTTTTTCGCGCATATTTAAAAGAGTACCCAAGAACAAATGGACACCTACTCCCTCATTGCTATCGCACACCTAGCGGTTATAGTTCCTCTGTTATTATACGTGGGCTTCAACCGGGCGGCCACTCCCGAGTGGATCTATGCCGTACTATTCGGCTTCGGGCTTCTCGTAGCAGTCTATCACAGCTACAAGGGCTTCGCTCGATTTGCGGTCGGATCTCAGCTTGTCTGGATCCACGTTATACACGTCGCCTTGGTCGCCCCCGTGCTCCTCTGGATCGGATACAACGGCAAAAAAACGGAGCGCCCGGCCTACGAGATTCTTCTCATGCTCGCCTTCGCCGCGTTGGGGCATCATATGTACAAGCTCATCGTTGTCGCACAGACCTATGTGAAACCTTCTGAGATTTGAAGGTCGTATTTAAACTCGCACTTCTAGGGTGGGGCCCATTTCGAAGAGCCCTTGTCCTGCTATCATGATTTATAAGAGCAGTCGTAGCCTGTTTTACCTTGCCACCTTGATTAACTTTCCTGCTCTGACTATTTCTAGCAACAGTCACGAGCTTTTTTAATAGAAAATATTCGGTTCTGTTTTGAGCTTGATCAACCCTAAATGGTTTTCCATTATAAATAGGTGATAGTTCATAGAACATTCTTGGATCGTCATTCGTAGGATAGATTAACTTTGTATGTTTAACTTCTATAGTGGGTCCTTCAACTTCTACATAAGTAAGCTTTTCATTCAGTTTAGGATGTGATACTCTTTCATAACCGTGATCCTTGAAATACGCATTCTGAGCATTTGGGAAATGTTCTCCGCCCATTTTGCCCCTCTTTGAGCGTATAAATCCATTGTTGTTTCGATGTGTATGTAAAATCTCAAGATGTTTTCTTACATAATCATCTATATTAATAAAAGGTCTTTTCACCCCCTGCATTCTGCTATTAGTTCAGAGAATACTATCGAGCTCCTTCTGTTTCTCGCCGAGCTGCAGGCAGCTGGCCACATGATAATGAAAGGCGGTATTACTCTTCATCTTCTTCTCGCAGATTGTGCAGCTGTAGACGCCGCCCTCCAGGGCGAGGGCCTTGCTAAGATGTTCTTGGCAATGCTTCCGCACATAGTGAATGATTCGATTCGCCTTCGTCACAGTCTTGAATTCACAAGAGGGACACTCGAGCTGCTGACTCTCCTCTGTAGGATGGCGTGCGGCCATATGAACCGCTAGACTCTGAGACTGGAGAAAGCCCTTCTTACAGATAGTGCACTCGAATGGAGGCTTTCCCTCGTGACTCTTCATGTGATAGTGCATTGTGTTCTGATTCTTCTTGACCGCATCACACGTGCCGCAAACAAAGTGGCCGTCTGCATTCTTCTGATACGTGTAAGGCATGGTGCTTGGAGTTGGGCGACGCCCGGGTTCAATTTTTAGAAGTGTTGTGCCTAAGCATACAACACGACCGAAGTGTTGTGCCTAAGCATACAACACGACCGAAGTGTTGTACCTAAGCCTCTTAAACCAATACGCAGGAGATGATCATTGCCACACTCGCGATCGGAGAGGATTTCAAGCGCTCCTTGGCACCCGCCCTTAAATCAAAGGTCGATTACGCGGTTAGGCACGGATACACGTATATCCAAGGTGGCACGGAAGTCTGGGACAGAGAAAAACCAATAGCCTGGTCCAAGATTCCCTTTGTCCTTGGAATCTTAAAGAAAGCTCCCGAGGGGGCCCTGATCTTCCTTTCGGACGCAGATGTTCTCATCACGAATCCTGATCACATGCTTGAGGATCATGTCGCGCCCCTTCTTCCCACAGATAAGGATCTCCTTATGACGCTGGACGCTTGTAATAATCTGAATTCCGGCAACATGCTTCTACGGAATACGAGCTGGCAGCGTGACTTCTGGCGGCGCGTGGGAGAACAGAAGGATCTCACGTATCACATCTGGTGGGAGAATGCAGCGATTATACGGCTCCTACATACAGTTCCAAGCGATGCTGCAAAGATTCAGGTTACGGATGATTGCCGGAGATTCAATGCGTATTTGGAGGGAAATCCGGGGCGACCTTTGTGGGCTCCCGGCGATTTTCTGATACACTTCGCGGGCGTCTATGATCTGAAGAAAATGGTTGAGCTACAGAAACAAGTAAAATCTAGGATATAAGTATAGTATGTCTTCGGGAGCTGCTTCACCAACAATCTTTAATAGTTTTAAGGAAGGGGTTCATTCGGCAACTGAAGCGCTGACAGGTACGGCGGCCGCAGTAGTTGGTTTGGCTTCAAAGCCTGCGAACGCCTCAGGCGCCGTGCCCAGTGGCGGCGCCCGCCGCTCCCGCAACAATCGCGGTCGTTTTCTATCGAAGCGCAAGGCGGCCCTCAGAACACTCAAGAAGCGCGCGGCGAAGGCGGTCACGGTGGGCACGAAGGCCCAGGTCTTCCACGGCACGGCCAAGCACACTTCCGGTGGGCTCACGCGCAAGGACCTCATGAAGACAAAGAAGGGGCGCATCGTATCGAAGCGCAAGCACGCGGCGGGCCGCGCGGCTCTCCGGCGCCTGAAGGCGGCGGGCTATTTGGCGAAGAAGGGCACGTTCAAGCTTTTCCGCAAGTAAGCTTGCGGTAAAGCTGATATCGGAGGAGCTTGCGACAACGATTCAAGCTTTTCCGCAAGTAGGGGGTAAAAGCCTCCCATTAACCCCTGTCCCAAAGCCTCCCGATGACTCCTTCCCCCCAAAGCCTCCCAAAGCCTCCCGATGACTCCTTCCCCCCAAAGCCTCCCAAAGCCTCCCGATGACTCCTACCCTCCCGATAACCCCAAAGCATTTTCCGCATATGAGCTTGTGGATAAGTATTTGAGCCATGTAACAGTTCAACACATTAGGCACTCTCAGTGTATAATGTGTCGCTATGAACGGGACCTATACTATTCTGGTGGGAATAGAAGGGCACTCAAATGTTCCCAGGTGGCCGTAACATCCTCCTTACGTAACCACTTATCAATAAATTCGTCAAGCGCTTCTTTAATTTCCTCTTTTCTGCGCCTCTGAGAACTATCGAGATGATTCAATATATACTTCGCAAAGTCATTTTCAATTGCTGCCTTCATATGCGCTGTTCTCTCTTTCCCTCCGTTATTTACAGATTTATAGCCTTTTACGATATTGTGAAGGTGTTCTGCCTGGCGATTAAACTCCGATCCAGACATTCCACCCCGGGCCCTGTAACCCTTTCGGCTTACGGCGCGTCCCCGGCGCAAAGCTCTGCGTGTCCGCGCCATTCTACTTTACACGTGACAAAGAATCTGCCAAACTCCGCAAGATATCCGCAGTCTCCTCCGGATCCATCGGATCCACCTCCCCCTCCGCCGGATCATACCAATACAACGACCCCTTCCGCTCCTCCCGAATCGACGACCACACTAGCCCCACATCCGACGACCGCAGCTCCGACAGAATCGACTTCAACCGCTGCTGCGGGCCTAGTCGAGCCGTCACAAGAGGCTCCACATCCTCTATTGTAGACCCGGGTGACCAAAAAACCGCGTCCCACTGATCTATAGCCGGCGCCTTATCCCCCACGCATATCAGGCCAACGTCCACCTTTAACAAATGCGCCATCACATTCGCGGCGATCTCTCCGCCCGTCCAGACAACCTGTCCGGGCTTCGTCATGTGCTGCACGAAGGTCAGCGCCAGCTTCAGATCCTGCGTGTCCCGAATATGAAAGGCCGCGTCCCATCCGAGCCGCTGCAGCCACCGCGGAATCGGCGTCGCCGCCTGATGAACCAGCACATGCCGGCCCCGAGTCTCCCGATTCCCCTTTAAGAAAGCCCGGGCCTTCATCGGATTCGACGCCACACAAAAGACCCGCTTTCCGCGAATCGACTCCGAAAACCCCTCCAAATGCAGAGTCTCCATTAATAGGACCCAACGTTAGATGCAACAGGTAATAGACGCGGTCGTACTTGGTCTAATCGCGCTCGTCATAGATGTACCCTGGCTCCTATGGACCCAGGCGTCATCTGTTAAACTGATCCAGGGTATCCAGGGCTCCAGCCCCTCGGTACGCTACGGCCCAGCCGCCGGCGTGTATCTAGCCATCGGATTTCTGATCAGTAGAGCCAAGTCACCCGTAGAGGCGGCGGCCATAGGATCGGCGACCTACGCGGTCTACGATCTCACGAATCACGCGACTCTCAAGAACTTCACAGCCGATTTCGCTGCCACCGATATCATATGGGGCGGCGCCCTCTTCGGCCTCACAGCCCTTGCCGCTCAACAAATCGGCGCATTTCGCTTTCGAGGCTAGACGTATCATCGACCCATTTTGACGGCGGATAATAGGTCTCATTCATGGATTTCCAGACATACTTAAATAAGTCCGGAAATCCCTTGATCACTTTCACGCCCTCCTTACGGCGAATACGGCGGAAACAGAAGCCCGACGCCAGATACTCTTCATCGGCAAGCAGCCCAGCCTTATCTATAACACCAAGTGCTATCTGGAGGATTTCCTGGCGCACAGTCTTAGTCACCCTGGGCGCGTAGGCGGTCGGCTTGATATAGGTGAGCCCCAAGCGCGTAGCCTCCGAAATAGGATGCATAGGGGTTCTATCATCGACGAAAAGCATGTCTTCCGGGTGGATTGGCGTAAGGCGTTTGGCGGCGGCGGCGAGCAAGGTATTCAGCACAGGAAAGGTCTTATCGGGATTCAAGAAACCGTCGGCACCTCTTAGGCCGGATGTTTCGGGCTTTCGAAGAGGATGAAAGACATCCGCAATCAGCTTAATCAGTCCCGGAGACTTGTATTTTCGCTCTATGAGATCCTTGGCTAGATGCGTGGAAAAGGTGTTGCCCGTGTTTGAGTAAATAATGACAGTGGTCTTCTTTTTTAATAGGGGCTTTATAAGGCTGTCGAGATTCGGTCTCAAAACAGCATGTAGGACATGGGGGCGCTTCAAGAGTTCAGCGGCGAAGTTCGCACGCACGTGCTCGAGCTTCAAAGAGAGCCGCTTCGAAATTGTCAGGCTATTTGTTGGAGACTCTTCCGGATTTTTAAGAAACTCTGGAGAAATGAAGAACGCGATTGGACCGACCACTTCAAAATATCCGAGCGTGTTATCTAGGTCGAAGGCGACATAGGCCATCCTTATTAGGTGTTCCAATAAAATTGGCTTAAGCCCGTCGACAGTAGGGGTACTACAAATGGATTATAAGGAGCTCGAGCCGCACCCGGTGTCGAAGGAGGCGCAGGCGTATATTGATTCCATGACGGAGGATCAGCGGACCCTTCATAAACTCGCTGTGAAACTGCTGGGATCCTCCTATTTTGTGCAGCAGACGCGGGGATACATTGCCTGGAAACAGAGTCAAAGCCCTGGTTAGTAAGAGGCATGTCTGGCGTCACAGGGCCTACGGGCTGGACAGGCCCGACTGGCAGAACAGGATCAACAGGTAACACAGGTCCTACAGGGTTAACGGGTCCAACTGGCTTAACGGGTCCAACTGGAAGAACAGGGCAAACTGGATCAACGGGTCCTACAGGATCAACGGGTCCTACTGGATCAACAGGAAGAACGGGTCCTACTGGATCAACGGGATCAACAGGATCAACGGGATCAACCGGTCCTACAGGATCAACGGGATCAACAGGAAGAACGGGTTCAACAGGATCAACGGGTCCAATAGGAACAGGTCCTACAGGATCAACGGGACAATCAGGCCCAACGGGCAGAACAGGATCAACGGGTCCCACGGGCTCCATAGGAACAGGGCCAACAGGTCCCGCAGGAACTGCTACAAATACAGGTGCAACTGGATCAACCGGCCCAACCGGATGGACTGGATCAACCGGGTCAACAGGAAGAACAGGGCCAACGGGGCAAACAGGTCCCACAGGTCAAACGGGACCTATCGGACGCGATGGCACGGCAGCGAACACTGGCGCTACAGGACCAACTGGCATACAAGGTCTTATAGGCTGTAGAGGCCAAGTGGGAGATACGGGCCCGAAAGGTAACGACGGTTGCACGGGCTACACCGGCCCTGGAGGTACGGCAACGAACACTGGTGCCACCGGCCCTTCTGGTTACAGAGGTCCAACAGGATATACAGGTCCAGCAGGAACTGCAACAAACACGGGTGCCACGGGACCTTCTGGACCGACCGGTTGTCGTGGCCCGATTGGCATTGGCCAACCAGGTCCCGTAGGTGATCGCGGAGATATGGGGCCTACCGGTCCTGGCGGGATTGGCGGACTCCTATGGACGTTTCAAGATTCTTCAATGCTACTAAAGGACAACTACACAGTTCTGCATGTTCTGAGACCAGGTGTAGGACCAAATGCACGCAGCGCTTCCACCATACAGCAGTTTTCGACACCCTGCTACTGCATGTTTACGACTGACCCGTCTTTGGCGGGAACTTTTTCAATCATTGCAGGTCTAAATGATTATATGGATAGAACTGCCGCTCCAGCATGGAGTTTTTTGACCACAACAACACAGATTTTTGCAAGATATGCAAAGGAGGGGTTTGGCATAGATCAGCGCATTCTTGTCCCAGTAACACCGACTGCGCAAACAAACTATATGATCGCCTTCGATGGGATCAATATGAATTATTACGTCAACGGAACACTATATTACTCGGTAATCCGGGATATAACATTCATTGAGCAACCCGGCATTTACATGGCGGTGCGCTTGACCGCAGTGAATTCGTATGTCACGAATATCGCGTTCAATCCGGCGGCGGCCATCATGACGGGCCCGACGGGCCCTCAAGGAACTGGGCCACCAGGTCCTCCTGGAGACGCGACATGGACAGGCGCAACCGGTCCCGTTGGATACACTGGCCCGCTTGGTACAGGGCCAACGGGTCCTGGAGGTACGGCGACCAATACAGGCGCGACTGGTCCGACCGGTGTTACAGGCCCACAGGGATTCGCCACAAACACTGGAGCCACAGGGCTCATGGGCCCAACCGGTAGACAAGGTCCAAAAGGTAATGATGGAACGGGTTGCACGGGTCCTACGGGCGCACAGGGGTGTTACGGGCCAACAGGAGCAGTTGGCCAGGCTGGGCAAATCGGTAATATGGGACCTCGCGGAGTGACGGGGCCGACGGGCTGGACAGGCTGGACAGGCTGGACAGGGCCAACGGGTTGGACAGGCTGGACGGGTCGAACTGGGCCAACGGGTGATCTGGGTCCTCCTGGAGATCGCGGATACACTGGATGGACTGGCTGGACGGGCTGGACTGGCCCAACCGGCGATCTGGGTCCTCCTGGAGATCGCGGATACACTGGATGGACTGGCTGGACGGGACCGACTGGTTGGACGGGACCAACAGGCCGGACAGGGCCGACAGGTTGGACAGGTTGGACTGGCTGGACAGGGCCAACGGGCGTAACGGGCTGGACTGGCTGGACAGGTTGGACGGGGCCAACGGGTTGGACAGGTTGGACTGGTCGTACGGGGCCTACGGGACGTGATGGCAGCGCCGTAAACACCGGCGCAACAGGTAACACTGGACCCACAGGAATCATCGGACCACCGGGATTTGCAGTGAATACAGGCGCAACAGGGAGAACCGGGCCAACGGGTCCACAGGGAGAACTGGGCCCTCCTGGTGATATCGGATACACCGGTCACACCGGCAGAACAGGGTCCACAGGACCAACGGGAGAACTGGGCCCTCCTGGTGATATCGGATACACGGGCGTCACAGGCCAGACAGGTGCCACGGGGCCAACGGGTGCTACAGGAAACACTGGTGCCACAGGCCGAACGGGAGCCACAGGGCCAACAGGTGATCTGGGCCCTCCTGGTGATATCGGATACACGGGTCACACGGGTAGAACAGGTGCCACAGGACCAACGGGAGAGCTGGGGCCTCCTGGAGATATCGGCTATACGGGTCACACGGGTAGAACAGGTGCCACAGGACCAACAGGTGATCTGGGCCCTACTGGATACACGGGTCACACGGGTAGAACAGGGTCCACAGGACCAACGGGAGATCTGGGCCCTCCTGGAGATATCGGATACACGGGTCCCACAGGCAGAACAGGGTCCACAGGACCAACGGGTGATCTGGGCCCCCCTGGAGATATCGGATACACTGGCGCAACTGGCTGGACAGGTAATACAGGCCCAACAGGTAATACGGGCCCTAGAGCGATCGAAGGCCCGGTCCCGACGCTCGCCTACACTGTCTCGGCGAATACACTCTTGCCCTCCAACACGACCACGCTCGTACTTTTTAATACACCCGATTCGGGTGCGAGCAATGGAATGTTCCTGGGCACATATTCAAGTGGTGTTCTAAGAAACTTGACAACCCGGATTCTGACCCTGTTAGTCACCGGTGAAATCGCCCTGGATGAGGACGCATATCAGTCGGTCTATATCATGAAAAACAATGATCCAAATAATACGTATTCGCACACGACGAGCTCGGGCAAGACAACTGCGATCAGTGGCACGGTTCTTCTGGCACCTGGCGACTTTATAGCGCTTTATATTCTACAGCAGAGTGGAGCTGATGTGAACATTTTGGGTGGAACCGCAACCCGTATCATGTTTACGCAACTCGACTATCTCATGGGTCCTACTGGCTTTACAGGCCCAACAGGACCCACTGGATCCACGGGCTCTACAGGTGCACAAGGCGTGCCAGGAACTGCGACGAACACGGGTGCCACGGGACCTACTGGTGTAACAGGCCCATCCGGATTACAGGGTGTACCAGGAACTGCGACGAACACGGGTGCCACGGGCCCGACTGGCGTCACGGGTCCATCAGGATCACAGGGCATACCAGGTACGGCCGTAAATACGGGTGCCACAGGCCCAACAGGCTTCACAGGCCCAACGGGATCACAGGGCCTACCAGGAACTGCGACGAACACGGGTGCCACGGGAGATCTCGGTCCTCCTGGCGATCTCGGTCCTCCTGGCGATATTGGCTACACGGGCCCTACAGGAATCACAGGTGACCTCGGCCCTCCTGGTGATCTTGGCTACACGGGCCAAACAGGTATGACAGGGCCCACAGGCCCTTCTATACTCGCATCGAGTTTCAACGTAACCGTGCTACCCGTGACCCTACAGACAACGCCAACCCTCTTAGCTACATCACAGATAACGGCCGGAATCGGATCGAACCTGTGGATTATGAGCACGATTGAATATAGAACACTCGATACACCCTATCTATTGGGTTTCTATATCCAGGTGGATCTATCGAATAGTATAACAACCTTTTCCAGCACGACGAACTTCAATCAGTATTCCGTGATTTCCCTACAGCATAGGGCCTCCGTGACCCCTGGGTCCCACGCGATCCGAGTGTATGGATACGCACCGGCGCTCCAGGTAGCCCAGATTCGGCACTGTGATGTATTCGCCATATCAAATCTGGGTTGATCATTATAAATATATCGTGATGTGCTGCCCAAAGGGCACTCTTGAGTTTCGCCTACTGGAACTCGACGGTGAGCCGAGTCCTAGAATGAAAATCATTTTAGGACTTGACAATAGAACCCCCCATGGCTGTCCCCGATCCCCCGAATATTCAGATTCGACCAGAATCGTCACTAGGTACTCTCCAGTTCTGGTGGTCACCTCCAACTAACATAGGTGGATCCCCTATCACGGGATACACGCTAAGTTGCTCAAACCCTCCTGTCACGCAGACCTATGGACCTACGATTCGCTACGCGAGACTGACCGGTCTTATCAACTCACGGACCTACGCCTTCACCTTGACGG